TCAATCCTGCCTCAATTTGAGAGCGGGTCATTCTAAATCGCTTTCCGGTCTTTGCTTTGTAATCTTCAATCGAAATAAAGGGCCAACCAGTCTTATCTCCAGATAGACTTGATTTCATGGCATCCTTGATAACTTGATCTAACTTTTCAGGTAGGTTTTCCATATTATTCTATTCCTAGTAACTTTCTTATCATAGCCGTGTCTTGGTTGGTTTTGTCGAGTAAAACTGTAACAAAATCATCACGGGCAAACTTTGTATTTCCAATTGAGACTCTTCCAGTTTCACTCTTTGTGATATACCCATCAGCAACCAAAGAATCAACTAACCCATAATAAGGATCTAATCCTTGATCGAACAATACCTTGAATTCACACTTTTGGAATGGGATACCAACCTTATTCTTCTTACATTCAATTTCCCCTGTAATTCCAATGGGTTGCTTATTCTCATCCTTCAAAACGTCTCCAGTCTTAGACGAAGTTGTCTTTAGATCTACAGACAAATAGAATTCAAGTGCCCTGCCGCCACTTGCCAAAACGTCAGGAGATCCATACATAACATTGATCTTGGATCGAATTTGATTAATTACGACCAAGGTGGCATTGTTCTTTTCTAGCTTGGGAGAAGTCTTTCTTAGAAGAGATCCGAACACTAGAGCCCTTCTAGCTCCGTCTGCTGGGCTAATTTCACCTACAGAATCCCTACCCATCTCTTCCTTTGTTGGAAGAACTGCTACCGAGTCAATCACAATTACAATTGGAGTTTCAGTATCAAGCTTTCTAAGCTCCTTAATTGTATTCTCTACATCCTCAAATGCATCTTCTAGATTATCTGGATTTGAGTAAAGAAGTGATTCTGGGGTAAGTCCGAGTTTCTTACCAAAACCTTTTGAGAAGGTATTTTCAGTGTCAATCAGCTTAGTGTAGCATCCGGCTTTTTGTGCTGCTGCTAAAATTGTAGTTGCAAATAGAGTCTTACCTGTGGATGAATTGCCTTGTAGTTGGACAATTCTTCCTAAGGGTAACCCAATATCATACTTACCGGAGATAATGCGATTCAACGCAAAACATCCAGTTGAGATAAACTTGCAATCTTCTAGTTCGTTTAGTGTCTTTGAGCCTTTTAGTTTTTGGAGAATTTCAGATTTCATTAGTGTAAATTACTTTGGCTATTCCAGCCTTCTTTATCAGTCTCTCGCAAGATGGGCACGGTCGAGAATTGAGTCCATTCTTACGATAGATAATCATAGTCGAACCCTTGGGATCAATGCCGAGTTTCTTACAAGAATACAGGGCATCTCCCTCTGCATGAAGTGTCTTGAAATTCTCTTTGGATCCAAACTTAGGATGAGTCTTTTTACTGTTATGCCCAACGCAAAGAAGCCGCCCACGTTTTACGATGGCGGCTCCAATCTTAAACTTCATTACGGACTTTGCGGCTTCCCCCTTAAGAGAAGCCCAAATCGGGTCCGACTCATCAATACTATTTGCTTGAATTAATTCCATCTCATTTCCTCAATGATAAGGATAAGAAAGCAATACATCAAATAAAGACAAATTGGAATGGTAGTTAGAATCACAAAAATGCAAAAAGATTGATCCCCACCATTTTCACTAAATAGAAAAGTTTGTCTACCGATGAACCCCATAAGACCCATCATACAGAAAACACAGACTAGATGTAATACAACGTTTTCGATTTTGTTACGCACTTTTAGCTCTCCTTACGAGTTCCCTCATAACATAAGCACAAGGCATTGCAATAATCCAAAGAAGAATCATCTTTCTGATATCTTCCCAATGATTATTGAGGAATTCTATTGTTTCTTTCATACAGGTTGATGTGATCCAGTATCAAGATTGTTGTAATAGATTGGATTATTCACCGCATCATTCATAATTTCAATTACCTTCTTTGACAGATGTTGTAACCCAGCATCTTCAAGATGATAAATTAAAGTATGGAGTGCCATATATTGAGCTTCTCGAAATCCTTTAGCAAATTCTAGAGTTCGAGTTCCCTCAACTGGTATTCCACCAGCGACTTCTTTGCTAATGTCTTTTGCAATGTCGAGGATTGTTAATTCATTTAATTCTTTCATACAGGCCACACATAAGGTAAGTCGTTAGGTTCAGTCCAACCAAATTTTCCGTAATGAATTGGATCTTTGCGGAGAAGATTAGATCGGTGAGAAGCATGAAAGGCTTCATTTCCTATCCAATTAGGAGCAAAGAAAACTTTATACTCATTTGGGATTAAGAATTTTCTAGTAGTCTTATACCCTCTAGCAATCCATTCTTGCAGCATTGCATCCCTATAGAATTCAAGGGTAGACTCGTGACCTCGCCACATCCTAGTTGCAGGATGATTGATCCAACCGATCTTACCTTGAAATCCCTCTCTTTCTTTCTTAAGGGCAGAAAGAATTTGATCGGCTTCTAGAATTTGCTTATTCAGTCTGCGATAATCAAGAACTTGGGCAGACAGGGTAAAGCTACTATAAGGCAGGAATGTGTTGACCATACCCCTATTATACAGAATCGGGGCTGGGAGTCAAGGGCGTTTCCCTAATTCCGCCTCCAAGTGTAAACTTATCAGGATAACGTTTTCGAAGCTTTTCAATATTCATCCAAGCTACATCATCCAAAGAAAGTCCAAGTGCTTTTGCTGCCATTGCACAGTACCACAGGGAATCGCCTATCTCTTTGCGGGCTGCATCTAGGTCTAATGGCTTTCCATGAAAGACATGCTTCTTAATTATCTCTGAAAATTCACCTGCCTCACCACACATTCCCATTGCCCAATTGCACAGAGCTTCATTATGGGTGAAATGAGTTCCAGCAGTTCTAGCAGCTAACTCTTGATATTCGTCAAAATCCATATTCATTCAATCCTATTGCATTTCATAAATTCTTTCTCAAATAGACGAGCACACTTAGAGCAAAGATCATATTTGCTTTCACTACACCCACTCCTATCACCAACAAAATGTGTAATTCTATTTTCTGAAAAATAAACTAAATCCTCGCAGGATTTTCCACACCTATCACAAGTAACTACAACTTTTGCGGGAATAGTAGTTTGAACCATTTTCAATCACTCGACTCGTAATATGCGCCCTTATCCTTGAAAACCTTAATACTCATAAAGTTCTTTGCAAAGGTCCATAGAATTAGAAAGATTCCAAAACTAGACCAGGGATTCGTTGCAATAAATGTTGAGATTTCGTTCATTGTTTTTCCTTTAAATCAGGTAATGCTGCAAGTTTCTTCCAGTGCTTGATTACGTCTCCATCAGCACTAGACTTGGACTTGTCCGACAATAGCTTTTTAGCCTCTGCCTTTATAACTTTTCTGGTTCTAGGATCTTCCAAAAGTTTCTTAGGATTAACAGATAGCTCATCCTTGTATTGTGGATATAGAAGATTTTCCATATTTATTACTTGGAATCCGAATTTGTATCCCCTGATTCTTCGGAAAAAATCAAGATCTGCACATGAAGCCTGGAATCCAGTTACTCCTAACTTACTAGCAATGTATCTAAATGCTGCTTCTGCTGCAATAGACATTGAATAAACACAAGTTCCATAATCTTGATCTCTTTCAGCAAGTGCATTGATTATAGAATCAAGTTCTTCCTTAGTTTGGGGCCATGGACACTTAAAATCCCTAAGTTCCATTTCCGACATTTTCTTTAGATTTTCATACATAGTCATATTATCTTTTCTCCACTAAATCAAATTCTACTACTTCTACTGCACTTCTCCAATTCTTGTTAATACAGCCCATAGCTTGAGTCAAGTCAGACTTACGCTTAAAGATTCTAGCTTTACTAAAATCTGGGCCTTCTTTCTTTTCCTCCCACCAAGGGCTGGAATAGATCCAATTCTTAGTTCGGATATTACGGGCACAATAAACTTTTCGATTAGTCATTTCCATCAACTCCCATTACATAATCAGGTTTAGCGTCATTCATATTATAGCATCCAGTCATTGGAACGACTCCCCAGTATCCTTCATAGTAAGCACCATCAACAATTGCAATCTCTTTAGTAGCTCCTATACAAAGTAGTCTACCTCTCTTTGTAATCGCAGCCCACACCTTAGGGAATCTTATGGTGTAAGAATGAGACCATTCTTTCTTTGAATTTCTTTTTTGACTCGCTGATTGGTATTTCATATTATTCCTTAAAATCTGATTCCTTCATTGGATCTCTATTGAATGCCGTCATCATAAGTTCCATTCGTTCCTTGAGGGCCATAATAGCATATTCTTCGTTATTAAAGTCTTTTAGGTATTCAAAGACTTCCAAAGGAACATAACCAAAAGGCTCTGTGGGTTTGTTATGCTCGTAGTAAACTTCACAAAGCTCTACTACTTCGTATCCTTCTCTATTCCGCTTTACTATTCTATGGTTCCACATTTGACTTTCCTTTATACTGGTGCCATCTGAAAGATTCGAACTTTCGGCGTCATTTTTACAAAAAATGCGCATTGACCACTATGCTAAGATGGCGAAATAAAAAATTCCATAAGGGTTAGGTTTCGGTTGCTACCCTACTTGAGCAGGCCACATATGATAGCCCTCTAGCCCCTACTTATGGAAAGAATTTTGTTTTAGCAGGTTAGTGTTAAGTAACCATTCTGAATAACTTCAAATCTTGATGACTGCGGATCACCACAACAAATACGCTTTATTTCCATTTGAAGTGCAAATTTGCTGTTTGAAATGGCAATAACCTGACAACACACTTTATCGAGAAGAAGAAAATAACTTTCCGGGACACGAATTATATTTGGCTCGTTCATAATCTAATGTCTCTCATATTAGTCAATTATATGGACAGTGTTGTCTAGTGGGTCATTATTACCAAAGTTCATAACGTCGTTATCAATCTCTGGTTTGTTCTCTCTAATGAACTTGCCAAGATGATTAAATAACCAATATTCCAGACTTCCTTCTTGGTAAGGATCTTGTTCTTTAATAGCATCTCCCAATGCTTTAGAGCTTGATAGAGTTCCACCAAACTCTTCTTGAAACTTATTAAACGCGGCAATAAACTTATAATGGTCTGCTTGATCTTTTGCTAGATCATTGAAGCTATCTCCATCCTTTTCAGGAGTAGTAGACCAGATAAACTCTGGGTTATTACATCTAAGTAATCCCCATTGTCTAACTTTCATTTCATGTCCATCTCGTCTAGCTCTAACTAGATGCCATCCGGGGAGAACATTAGGCCAAGTAATAGTAGCTGCACAACATTGTTCACACATAATTAATCCTTAAATAAGTCTGGCAGCCCAACTCCGAATTGAACAGAGATCAGATGATTTGGAATCAACCGTTTTACCGTTAAACTATTGGGCTTTTTTATTCTTGTGTTTTGGGATGTAGGGATGGTAGCATGCGGCATCAGGAACATACCCATGACAGTTGTAGAACAACACTTTCAGTCGCTTGTTGCACTTAGGGCATCGTTCATAGCTAGGACCAGATCCAGCACCTGGATTTGGCACTAACCATAGCTCGGGACACCACACCTCATCTTCTGGGATTACCTTTTTAGGCTTTTTCTTTTCGCGGCTCATAGTATTCCTTAAATTGGTTCCACAAGTAGGACTCGCACCTACGAAGTGTTGTTACACGAAAGATTTACAGTCTTTGCCCTTTGCTGCTCGGGTCATTGTGGAGTGAAAAATTGGCAGTCCGTATGGGATTCGAACCCATGAAAGGCAGATCGACAATCTGCTGGAATTGGCCCCTATCCGAACGGACTATAAAATGGTCCCGTATCTTGGATTTAAACCAAGAACCCCTACTGTATCAGAGTAGTGCTCTAATCAGGTTGAGCTAATACGGGAAAAATGGAGGGAAAGGAAGGAATCGAACCTTCGTTCGCGGATTAACAATCCGCCGTTCTACCATTGAACTACTAACCCAAAAAAAAAAGAAGTCTAGAAGGATTCGAACCTTCTCCTACATTCTAGCTGTTCCAACTCTAGCCTGGATTCGAACCAGGAAGCTACCCGTGTTGGGGTCGTGCATACCAATACACTATAGACTTCATAAAAGAACAAATTGGATTTCCTTCTACTCTTCTCCAGTATTTTAGTGATCCCCAAGAAATTGTCCAGGGATCTCCAATATGATTCATATAATTTTTGATAATTACCTGTGATTGGCCGTGTCACAATCCTTTGGACTCAAGTAATAAAATATCGGATTAATTACTTCCAATCTTATATGAAATTGATAGCCCCTCTAGGATTCGCACCTAGACAAAGAGATCCAAAGTCTCTTGTGCTACTGTTACACCAAAGGGCTAAAAATGTTCGGATCGAAGGAATTTCACCCTCATCTTCTTCCCTACTTTCGAAATGGGATACCTGTCGTTGACAGGTATTTACTCCCTCCACTTCGAAAGGGTTATATCTCAATTAAGAGTCCTGCCCCCAGGAATGTTCTAAATGTTAAACTAGATCCGAGAAAAAATGGTGGAGTTTTTCGGTAATGATCCGAATTTTCAGACTTGCAAAGCCCGTGTAATACCTTTATACTAAAACCCCATAAAGTTTCCCTCTACCATTGAATAATGAATATACTAAATCGGAGTATGGGAGAGGGAAAAGTGTTTCAATCAGCTTGGATACAGAACTTGAGTTCCGTTCACAAGCTTTCTATTCCATGACATCGACTTGACAAAGACCTTATACTTCGGATTAAAGCTAGGATTCAATTCGATGGTTCCACCGTTTGGAATGCCTAGCAAGCTCCGAATGTTGGCCCCAGTATACAGCTTTCGAGTGTCCTTGTCAAGCAAAACTACGTTTTTGTAGTCTTGCACCTTTTCCTTCTTCGTTAACTCGTAGTAAGCTTTTCCGGGAGAATAGGACTTACCAATCGAATTCACGAAGTTAGAAATAACAAGAGACTCAGGGTTACTAGTGTTTACGGTATGGACGTTATACTTTGAAGTTACTTCATCCAAATTCGTATCCACTACTTGAGGATTAAGGTTATCTAGTTGAGGGGCAAAATAATTGGTTGAATAAGTTGCTCCTGCATTGTATGAGCTATAAAGGCTCCTAGTTCCCCTATAGATTGCATTGTCCATCTTTACTGCACCTTGAACTGATCCTTCCCATTCCATAAAGGATTCAGGAGTTAGACCAAATTGAGATGCAAGATACTTTCTTCCGGGGGGGACACAGAATGCAAAAGTTACACACTCTCTTGCAAGTTGGGTCTTAATCCAGGATGCAATAGAAGCAAGATTATAAGTCTTGGAGCTATTCTCTTCGCCATCCGTAATTACGATTACGAGAGATCTACCCTCCTTCAACTGGATGTTAATAATTCCATGTGCAATGGCATCATAAAGGGCTGTATTTCCTCTAGCCTCAAAAGTAACTGGATCAATCTCTCCTGCATTGTCAATTGCAGTGAAGGGAATATCCAGGCTAGGGTATTCATTGAAGGTTACGATCGCAACCTTAGCATTATAACCACCCGCCTTAGCTTGTTCCTTGTGAATACGAATTTGGTTGTTTACTGCATTAACAACTTCATTCTTGTATGATGCCATTGATCCTGAACGATCAACCACCATTACAATATTGAGATCTTTAGAAACTGGATTCTTGAACTTTAACATAGGTTTACTCGATAAAATTAGTGTTACTGGCTTGTGATACTTGTTTGTTTTTTGAGTGACGTAAATTGCCATAAAATTGGAACCCTAGACTAGATTCCTGAACTCTACTTTTGGCCTATTCGAGTTCTCTAGTATTTCCCCATCTTATCCCTTGGGCTCGGATGAGTGTCTTAGACTCCCGTAGGAGGCTTATTAGAGGACTAGGGCGAGGATATTATAGGCTCATCTGCCGTCTAATCCAATGGAAAGTCTTGAAAATACCATCTTCCAATCTCATAAGTGGCTTCCAATTTAACTTTTCTTGAATAAGAGTATTATCTGAGTTTCTACCCATAACTCCTAATGGACCTTTCACATTCTTCAATTCAACATTCTTACCAGAAATCTTGATAATCATTCTAGCAAGATCATTGATTGAGATCATCTCATCAGATCCTATATTCACAGGCCCGGTAAAATCCGATTCCATCAATCTTTGAACACCTTCTATGCATTCTTCAATATACAAGAATGATCTAGTCTGATTTCCTGGACCCCAGATCTCTACTTCTTTATCCGCTTCTAATACCTTTCTACATAAAGCAGCAGGAGCCTTTTCTTTTCCGCCTTTCCAAGTTCCTTCTGGCCCAAAGATATTATGGAATCTTGCAATTCTTACTTCTAAACCATAATTCTTATTAGCTGCTAGATACAATCTCTCACTAAAAAGCTTCTCCCATCCATATTCTGAATCCGGATTAGCTGGATATGCAGAGCCCTCCTTACAGTTTGGGTTAGATGGATCTTCCTGATTATACGCGGGATACATACAGGCTGAACTTGAATAGAAAATCTTAGCCTTCCATCTTAAGGCAAATTGAACAGCAAGGATATTGATTTGAGAAGAATTAAGCATGATATCTGTGTCATGCTCTCCAGTAAAGATGTATCCTGCCCCTCCCATGTCTGCTGCAAGTTGGTATACTTCATCAAATCGCTCACACTTCCTTTCAATCGTTTCCCATACATCTCTATAGGTTAGATTGCCCTGAATGTAATGATCGAAGTCGGAAGGATGGAGATAGCAATCAGGTGAATCTAAAGGCTTGATATCGGCAACTACAACGATATTACCTTCATACTTTAACTTTCTAGCTAAATGATGTCCAATGAATCCTGCACCACCACAAATTAGAATCTTTTTCATTGTAATTTCCTAAACACAAAGCATCCTACTCCATATGCCCTATCAGTGTAATAAACATCCAGCATACTGTCTGGGTTAGACAGAATCCAATCATTACCGATAAGTCTATAGGTATAGGACTCTAGCAATTTAGCTCCACTTGATAATTCCAAAATAGATTTCATATCATAGTTTTTATGGTATGGTTGCCATATTGGGAATCCGAAAGGGACAGTGAGAATAATAATACCTTCATCAACTAAGATAGACAGTGCTTTCTCAAATCCTTTTCTATCTTCATTTAACCTAAAATTCATATCTCCTTCTGTGCACTGAGGAAAATGCTCTAGAGATGACAAAAACAATATAGCATCATATAATTCAGGGATATCTATAGTAACAAAATCTCCTTTATACTTCCCTCCCCTAAAGTCAGCTATATCATATAGGATCTTATTGGTGACAATAGAGTCCAGTAGTATTTTACCTCCTTCCTGGGAGGTAGGGATTCCTCCTACGTCAAGAAGTTTTTTATTCAAACAATATTTTTGTAGTATCTCAGCGACAAAAACTAATTCAACAGATCTTTCTGATCCTAAGAAATTTGGAATAGAGATGTTCATTTTGGAGTTAAAATTAAAAACCCTTGATGCCTATAGTCTCTAGTAAAGTTATGAGTAGCTGAAAATAATCTTTCAATAAATTCAATTCCAGATTCTCCATACGCTTTCTTAAATTCTAGATTCAGAAGTTCAAATCCGCCATCTTCATATATTTGTAAGTCATCAATAATAAATACATCTTTTGCATTAGGTCTCAAACTACAAATAGTTTCCAGCTCTTTTTCCAGCGGTTTATGAAGATCTTTAAACTCTTTTAGATAATCATAACTATTAAACCCAAAGTCTGCTCCAGGAAAATGAGCATCCAACCAAAATAAGCATGGATCTTTAATCACATTCTCACATAGGATACTTGAAAGTCCAGCTATTGAGTTATTATTTATCAGAGATACCCTGTCATCTTTTTTAAACTTTAATACGCATTCAAAAAATAGACTTTCTACAAATTCAATACTATAAAGTTTCTTAAAGGGAAATGCAGATGCAAATGACAAACCTGTCCCTTTACCAGTTCCAGTTTCAATAAATACAGAGCATCCATATTTTTGGATATAATCACCCAAATTATGTAGGTATAGTTCGCCCATTATGACGCTACCTTTTTCTTCCAATAGTTAAACAAATCGGTCATTGTTTCGTAAATATCATAATCTTGATTCCAATTAGTTGTTGACTTAAGTAATTCTGTGCTTCCATGTTGATAGAATATATCGTGAGGACGCCATAGCGACGGGTCTATCTTTTTTTCTACATGCCCACCATAAATTGATATCAATATATCTGTAAATACTTCCATCTTTAATGGTTTATTTCCACATACATTGAACACTTTATTATTTGACTTTTCAGTCATCATCAGAAAATAATATGCCTTAACTGTATCCCTAACATCCATTACAACTCTAGTTGTGGATAAATTGCCTACTCTAAGTACATTATTCTTTAAACCTATAGCTAACTGATAAGCATCAGATGATATAGAAAAATTTCTGCCTCTTCTTGGGCCAGTATGAGAAAATGCTCTAGTAATAAATCCAGTTATCTTGTTGTTTGTAAATCTTTCTTGAAGATATAAATCTATTGAGGCTTTTGAATTACCATAAGGATTTGACGGTAATATAGGGTCGGACTCAAGTAACTTCCTACCATCTTGTCCCGTATTCCCGTATACTTCAGAAGTAGAACAAAACATAAATTTTGTTTCAGGAGAATGTTCGATACAAGCTTCTATCAAGTTTATTGATCCAATAACATTGTCCTGGTAGGTGCCAAGAGGATCTAAAAAACTAGTTGGTGGATGAGATTGGGCCGCTAAATGAAATACACCATCAAACTTTTGTGATTTAAGTATTTTTACTAATGAGTCTTTATCCCTCAAATTACCATACAAGAACTTTATTTTATTAAAGTTGTCCACTGACACAATATCCAAGATGTCAGTCTCCATCCCATTTGAACCTCTCACTAAACCATACACTTCATGCCCGTTTTCTATTAAAAGATTGGCTAAATGTGGTCCCGCGAAACCTGTTATTCCAGTAATTAAATATCTCATTTAAAGTATCTTGTACTCCAACTTGGTGAATAAGTGTAAGTTGCCCCATCTATTATGGAACTTCTTTTTAAAAGGAACTTGTCTTGATTTAATTTATCTCCACAGCCCTCAATAAAGCACTGAACTGCACTTTCTACAGAAAATATTGTCGATGAATTTTCTATTAATTTATACCAGTCCTGTATATTATAGCCCTCGATCTGTGTTACCTCAATCAAATTTGTAGTATAGTGATTCGGGACTATCGCTCTATCTCCATGAGAACTTATTAAAGATGCTATAGTGTAAGGCTTTTTAGGATTCACAAAACTATACAAAGAATTTTCTTTCTCATAGTTTCTTTTCCATACTAGATTTCTCTTTTCCTCTATAGGAACTTCCGATAATCTGTATTTTGTTTCATCAAATTTTTCCCATGGTAACTGGGCAGTCATATGTGGTCCCCTGTCAGCTAGGTTTACTACCTTATCGTATTGTGAGACGTATGGTAGTATTTTTTGAACATCTGATCTAAGCCAGTCCGATCTATCCAACACCTCGTCAGATAAAATTATCGGTTTCACATAATCAAAGTAAGAAATAGTTGAAAGAAATTTCTTGGTTATAGGCCAGCTAATTTCCCATCCCCTATCAAAATACCACTTTGCTATAGGGGCGCATAAAAAAATATCTCCAAAGGCTCCCGGTTGAATCAGTAATAGTTTTTTCATAGTCTAACCCAAAAAGAGTTACCCTGCCCATTACCAATTTTATTATCCAAGCCAATAGAATGTAGATGAAATTCTTTCAGATAATTTTCTAAATCTTCCTTAAAACACATTCCGTCATAAGGCTCTTTATCCCATAGTTCCTTATAGTCATGCGTGTGAATTTCTAGAAACAAAGACTTACATAAAGAAATGTTTGTTCCTTTTAACACTTTCAATTCAGCACCCTGAACATCAACCCAAAGTAAATCAATTTCAGTATTTCCAAAATAGTCCTTTAGAGTTACGGACTCAACACTTATTACCTCTTTTATAAAAAATGGATGCCCATATTTGGTCCCAGAAAATTTTAGCAAAGATCCACTCCCTTCTCCTCCATTCCCAAGTTCATAAAAATTAACATACCCTATAGTATCAGAGACAGCTTTATTTATTAAAACCACTCTATTATTTCCCTTATAGATATCACTTAATACTTTAAAGTGACTTGGATGCGCTTCAAAGGCATAAACTATTGCTTTAGGATATTTATGTAATAACCTCATAATTTCATACCCGTGATAAGCCCCGACAATTACTATAGATTCAATGTTCATCTCATTTTTATTGATATACTTATGAAAATTATTCTCAATATCATATTGAAGTATATCGTAGGCATTATCATCTTTTAATATATTCATATTTATGCTATCCAATTACTCCTTATTGCTTCTAAACATATAATAATAGATTGGTTCTTTAATATAAACTTCAGTTTTAAGCAGCGAAAGTAATGCCATAGAATAATCTTTATCCTCTCCCATGGATTTATTAGGAAATGGACAAAGCACTGCTAAGTTTCTCTTCACAGGATTTAAATGATTTGGATTTCTGTAATATCTCATTAATCCAATTACATTTTCCCTAGATTCAAACCAGTTGGTATATGATATACTATGATAAGTTAGACCCGCCAAAATATTATCGTTAAAGTGTAGAAGGCTAATTCCAACACAGTCCGGGCTGCCAGAGAGGGAAGATAGAATCTTTTCTACATAGTCCCCGGATACTAAGTCATCATCATCAATAAAGCAAATGTAATCTCCAGTAGATTTGCTAATTGCTTTATTTCTTTTTTCTCCTATAGAGGTTTCTCCGGAATCAGACTCAATTATGATTTCTACTGAATCGTTTAACTGGGGTATTAGAATTGATAAAAGTCTTGCTAAGAAAGTTTTTCTCTGCTCAAGAGATAGAATCAATAAAGATAGCTTTTTCATAGAAATATAGGGGAAATTTTTCCTAAGGTAGCCACTTCACTATGACCATCATTTTGATAAAACATGGGTGACTGCAAGCAATAAACCTTATACTTATACATTATATCGGCAATTGGATCATCCATACCGCCAATTGGGTTTTGAATAAACTTATCAATAATCTCAATTACTTTATCCTTATATTTCTTAGTGGTATAAATTACTGAATGTAAGGATAGCATGTTATATATTCTCAATAATTGATCGTTATATTTTTCAGATATAACAGCGGAATACACAGTTCCTTTTCTTATCCTTCCAAACAAAGAAGTTCCTAGATAGATTGCATCACAGTCATCTGGGGCCTCCAGAAATTCTAGAGGTGAGTTAGTAAGGGTAGCGTCATCTTCCAAAATATGGACAATAGAATCCCCTGATTTGATGAGAGCATCTCTGTGATTTTTAGCAATTCCAATAGTATAGGGAGAAGTGATTTCTCCATTAATTTTCTCTCCATTTATACCTAAAGTATTAAGCATTAATTCCATCGAAGGCCATCTATTTTTTGCCTTATCACAAGTTAACCAGTAAGTTTTGATATTTTTTAACAATAGTTTCATTTTTTGTATTTTCTAAATGTAATGCAATTTACAAAAAAAGTGATTTCCACTCTTCTAGTATCCTTTCTCTAGTCCAAACTCCTATCTCCGCTCCTACTGAATTCTTTGGAAGAAGCTCTAATAACTGTGATCTCCTCATTCCAAATTCCTTTGTATTACAGAAAGATTCTTCTTAGACCCTTCTTCAAGATAATCAATAAGCTCTGGTCCGGAAAGGTTAAACCAAACAGATCTAAATGCCCCAGAGTTATCATTAGTTATTACATTCAATCCAATACACTTAGCCTCAACTAAAAGTCTACAACAGGATTCTCTAGCTACAGGAAAGAACACTAAAGCTGAACAATCTGATAGCTTAGAAATGAACTCTTCCCAAGAGTTAGATTTGATTAGCCTATAACTCCACTTGTTTGCTTTGCAAACTTCAATAGCAGCTTTTGTATTTTTTATCCAGTTATCAGAATCTACTACAGCAAAGTCCTGGCATCTATCAGTAGCATAAGTTCTTCTTAGCTTGGAAAGCTCTTTATTCGACCATATACTGCAATCTAAATTGATAAAGTTAGCCTTTACTTCATTTAGTTTAAACACTTCCAAGTGATCCGAAGTCTGAGTAAACACTGCATTTGCATTACGATAAAGATCGTAATTGATCCTCTCATTAGTTGGAACTAAACAATCCTTGAACCTCCAGGGATGCCTAGTCCAGTGTATCTTATAGTCGTGTTCGATAATAGAGTAATTGCATTTTTCAACAATAGTAGCAAGTTTACTCTTTTCCAATGTTGATATGTTGGAAATTAGAAGCTTCACTTTTGGATCGGGAACAAAATCTCTGCACCTTACAATTGGAATTCCTAGAGCCTTAGAAATGGTATCATCAACCATTTCAGATCCACCAGCGATTGAATCCTCTAAGGTAAAGTCTGATAGTAAGATTGTGTTCATTGAAATTCCTTTACCCATAACTCAATAACTTCATCATTAGTTAGAGTTGAAACTTCATTCTCAGTTTCTTCGTTACCAAAGAATTCAGTTCCAGTTGTGTAACACTCGTCTTTTACCAATGATGCGACTTCACCTTTAGAAGAATGGAATACCTTTCCAATCATAGAATACATCTTCGGCTTATCACAGAATCCAAGGTATTCTACTTTACCAGTGACTAATAAGGGCTCAATCTCAGTCTTATAATAGCCCTGGTCCTGGATTGCGCCGAACATTAATACCTTTTCACATCCATGCTCCAAAGCCCTCTGAATTGATTCTTTGGTATTCTTTCTAGGCTCAATTGCTCCAATAATTCCCGCAACGTTCTCTATGTTCTTGGACTTAACACAAAAAATAGTTTCTTTAACATTAGGGATTATAGTAGTATTTGGAATTTTACTCTTGGATTGGTGGTAGTTTTTCTGCCTTTCATTAAGGAATACTACCCTGTCATAACATCCTTCAATTTTATTGAAGTCAAACCACCACATCTCATGGCAGAAATACTTCGTCTGGTCTTTTAATTCCGGCGCTAGGCCAACAAAGTGTGCTATTAGCTTATCCGACTTATCAATAACAAGCTCGGAATGTCCTTTGGTAAACTTAGTTCCATCTAGGAACCAAGGATGATTACCATACATCTCGCATTCAATATCTCTTTTATTGAATTCTTTGCAAAGATTCCTAAGAGCAATTGTAGATCCCCCAGGACCAGAATACCCAGTAATTATCTTAATCATATTACTTCAATTAATTTAGGGAGATACTTATAAAACATTTGGTCAACTTCAAGATCAGTAACATTATAATGATCCCCTAACTTTCTGGACTTATTGAATTCAGATAATCTTGCTTTACTTCTTGCATTCTTCCACTTGATGTAATCTCTTCCAAGATACTTGTAATGAAGTAATTTACAGTGAGCCTTATTAGTTGTTGGGATTATATTTGAGTTATGGCAACCGAAGCCCCATTGAATATTAACATTGGGGTTAAACAACACTACCTTATCAAATACCTCATCCCTAAATCCCTTTCTTATATCAAGGATTTGTTTAGCTTTATCAAACTCCTCAAAGGAATTTACCATCATTTGGTATCCCTCTAAGTAAGGAACATCTTTTTCTGGATTAAGGATCGCTAAAGAATCAAGGCCGTAGACAATCTCATCACAATCACATACAATAACCCAATCAGCCTTTCCTCTACTATATTTGTAACATTCAGTTTTTAACTGTAGGTAAACTATTTCACTTATCTTACCACCAGTATCAAATTGCATTATTTCAACCTTAGGGTAGGTTTTTGCAATCTCTAATGACTTATCTGTGGACATATTATCCATTAATATGATCTTATCACAATATTTGGAATAATAGTCTAAGGTTTTCGCTAGAATTTTTTCTTCATTCCAGCACATTATGTAAGCATGTAATATCATTTCAGTTTGTATCCTAATTCTTGGAAAGCTCTAGCGTAGATTTCTAGTCTTTGTCTACAGACTTTATTCTGATCGAAATACTGTTCTGTTACTTGATGAAGATTTTCCCCCATCTCAATTCTTAGCTTTTTATCTTTGCACACCTTAGTTAGAATTCTTACCCATTCTAATGCTGGGGCGTCAGGGTCGATCAAATAGCCAGTCTTACCGTTGATTATAGTATCGGAGTAGCAGCCAACATTTGATGCAATTAGAGGCATTTTATATCTTCCTGCTTCTGCTACTTTGATATCCGACTTGGAATCGTTAAAGTCATTCATTTGTAGTGGAGCAATAGCGATGTCCATATCTGAATAATAAACCCCATACTGATCTGGGGGTAGTGCAGGGTAGATCAAGAAGTTTTTCTGCCCTGCAAAGCCTTTTAGGAACTTTGAGAGGTATTCAGGCCAGACGTTAGCCTCCCATCCGCCCTTTTTATTTGGGTCAGGTGGAGGAGCGCCATACAACTGCCATCTTACATTTTCTCTCCCGACTTTCTGATTGAGAATATGAGGAACTCCTGCAATCTTGTCTAAGTCTGGTCTGTGGTGTGTTCCTCCTGCCCATCCGATCTTAGTGAATTTGGCCTCTTTCTTTTGCTCGTTCCAACAGGGCAATTTATAGTCAATTGCATTTCTTAAGATTGCGATCACCTTAGAGCAGAATGGTTGAATCCTTTGTGCAAACTTCTTTTGGGTTACGGATACTAAATCTGCATTGTAATAAAGCCATTTAGTAATTTCATCTAATTTGTTTTCTTTGTAGACACCATAAAGATAGTGTTCGGGATAAAGCCCAGTTAGAAGATCGTCTGTATCGAAATGCACAAACTTTCCGAGCTTCTTAGCGGTTTCCATTACTCTCATTGTGTATGGACCACCAAACTTTAGGATATTGGAAATGAGAATGACATCACACCAATTTAAATCCTCCATTTGTTCAGGAGGAGGACAATTTCCAGTCTTTTCATCTGCTAGAATTGGATTGTCATTGATTCTGCATTCGACTAGATCTGAATGTTCTCTTCCTAGCACACTTCCAGGCTGTATACAACGGTAATAGGCGCAAACATATTCCTCCCGCGTTTGCAGGTACTAAAAGTATTCTCAATTTTCTTGAGAATAAGCTATTTGTATTTGCAAATGCGGGAGTGATGCCCTCCTTAACATCAGTGCTATTATCTAGCATAATTTTCTATTCCTAAAATAATCAATCAGTTCTGGCTTATATTCTTCCAGAAGTTTTGGTCCTTTTTGCAAATTACATTTGCTACACGCAATAGCTAAATTAGTAATATCACTTGTACCATTTTTAGAAATGGGCAAGATATGATCTAAATGATAGTCATTTCCTACCATATTACCACAATATTCACAAGTAAAAGAAGAACAATTAAAATGATTAGTGTTATAAAATTCTAATAAGGTTAAAGCAGATGCGGACAAATATCCAGCGTCTAATTCCCTACATCTCCTCTTAACTTTATCCGACTTTTTCTTATATCTCCAATACTCAGGATTTTTTTCTTTATTTTTAGCTATAGCGTCCCTTCTCACCTGCTTACCATAGTCAGACGAATAATAAGCTTTAATTCTTTTTCTTGCTCTATCTTTGTTATTTTTATACCACTCTTTAGCCCTAATCCTTGCAAGCTCTTTTCTCTCTTCTTCTGTTAAATTTTTTGGAACTCTTTTTGAAATTCCAAGTTTTCTTCTAAGATTTTGTTTTTCATTATTACATTTTTTGCAGGAAGGTCTTACTTTATCCCTATTCTTTGCAAAGTTACTTATGTGCATCACTTCTTTGCAGATATTACACTGTTTTTCCATATACTATTATATAGTATTTAGACACCTAATAGCCCATAAAAAAATCCTCGCAAGCCCTAAAGCCTGCGAGGATTAAAAAAACTTACGTTTTACTATCCCCTAACTGGTTGTGGTTCCGTCACAACCGCTACTTCCGTTGCCTTGGACTCAAACGCCCCCTTTGATTCTTCCGAACTATGCGCGAATCCAAGTGCTCTCACTAACGATAGCGTTGCTTCCTTGATATCTACTGAGCCGTTGTATGGGGTAATTGCCTTAGCAAATTCCGCATAATGGCTTCTCTTTCTACGTGATAATAACAGACCTAATGCTTCTAGAATTCCAACTCCTGGCAAGAATATCTTAGCAATGTCAACTCCTACTTCTGCAATCCCATAAATCATCTCGGTCTTTTCCTCTGGCATAGTAGGAGGCTTAATTTCTACTTGTGGGGCTGTTACATCCCTCACATACTTCTTTGATACTAGAACTACTTCTTTATGGGAATCTGTTAACTGCTTTGCGACATCTTTAGGAAGGAGATCTATTGGGGCTGGAATTATCTCCTCCTTTGGGGTTGAAGCAATCACATTATCCTTAGTTGTTACTACTAAAGGATCGTTAGCCGTAAAGAACAGGCCGCAACCAGCTAATGCTAATAATGATGCTAAAACTATAGGGAGGAGATACTTTTTCATGCTTTCAGGTTATCCTTAAATTTCGAGTCGTCATCGTCCTCCTCAGTCTTTTGAGGGGGAGTCTGAGCACTCGCTACTGTATTTAGTGACGCACGAATATTTTCGACGATTTTCTTACCCTCGTCATAATCACTAATCTTAACTAAAGTTCTGAGGTCAAGCTTGCTCTCTAACCATTCTGCAATCTGCTTTGGAGTTCCAGCCTTAGACTTCTTAATCTTTACCTTTGATTCCTTGAAGGAGTTGTATTCACCTTGCTTGGTAATCTTAATTTCGAAGTCGTTTCCATGCTCCAAAGAGAGCATTGTGGTATTCTCTGGATCCGATTCATCCGCTAGGTCAGGATCGGTAACTCCGGCCATTACAATGTTGAATAGCTCATCCGACATTGCAACAAACTTAACAGGATCCTCACCCTTATCTACTAGATCCCGAACCACAACCTTTACGTAGTATCTTGGCTTGGCCTTTAGCTTTCCACCCATAGTCCCATACTTGGACTTAATCTGCTTTCCATCACTGCCTTTTCCTAGCTTTAGGGCCTTATGGGTATCCCAAAGTTCGAATACGTAGTCACAGATTGGGCACTTCTCATTCTGCGTTCTACGGCAATGATAATACACAAACTTACCATCTGCCCCTTCAATCTTGTGAATTGCAGATTCCACAAAGAAATCTAATGGATTATCCTTTCCAGGCAGGATTCTTACCATATTGGAAGGTTGGGTAAAACTAGCAAATTCACTTTGCTTCCCCTCACCACCACTTGCTTGCTTCTTCTCTAAGAGTTCTTTTTGCTTTTGACGTAGTTGTTCTAGTGTAGTCATAATTTTTCCTTTGATTGACTGAGTTCTGAATAATAGTCTCTAACGGTCCTGATATCACTGATAAAGTCCAGCTTCCTTTCTCTTGTTAGCTGACAACTGAACCAGCATATCCTTTTTATGCTCTAAGGTCATACAAATTGACCTTACAAGATCATAAATTTCTTCAAACTTGGCTAGCTCTTTCTCTGCCTCAATTATTACAGGATTTGATTGAGCTAGATCCTTTAAGGCTTCAACAGTTTGCTTTTTAATTTCTCTCTGTCCAGCCTTATATTCTGCATTCATCACTTCAAGAGCAATAGTATGGTCTTTTACAACTCTTTTTGCTCTTGAAAGTATACCATTATAATAGGCATAGTAAGTTGGATGATGACATAATTCATCATCAATATTATGCATATTAATTTTAGCTAATTCAACAGACAATTCCTCATACTTGTCTATGTTGAATTCTTCAAAATTCTTTGATGTTAGTATATCACTTAGCTTGTTCATAAATCAATTCCATTAGACCTGGGTTTAGGTTTCTGATAGCCATGAATTGCTTGGCTAAGGAATCAGCCAAAAATTCATTTGTAGTGCTTATCATACACCCATCGAAATTCTTTTCGTCTAACCCAATTCCACTAAGTATAACGTGATTCATCTCATGGAGAATAGTTTCTCTTGCTGTCTCATCGTCAAGGGCCATTTCCAGTTTGATCTTCTTATTATCAAAGTCTGTAACTCCATCACAAACCTGCTCATCCTGAACAAGCCCTGAATGAAGCTCAAATTCAAATTTCGCCCAGCCAAAGTTTACAACACAAAAATTGCTTTCTGTTAATCCATTGTAAATATGGCCTTGATCCGCTACAAATGGAAAATCACTCGGAGTCGCATTCTTCTTCATTTTGTGCTTCACCCATTCTAAGAGTAGAATAGTCTATAGTTACTGGGACGACGTATCCTTGTCGCCCATCTCTTGCTTTCATAACGTAAACTCTAAGTTGTCCGTTATCATGCTCCTCTTGAGTTTGATTCAAAGAGATAGCGAAGTCTACAGGACGAATCTTACCAAAAGAATCTCCTAACTCTGCATCTGTGATGATGGACACTTTACGTCCCATTCGATTCGCTTGGGATGCGGTCCAAACTAAACACTTATGCTCCATCGCAAGACCACGAAGCTCTTCTGCGATGCGTTGCTGTGCTAGGTATTCGGCATCAATTATACGATTCGGGCGAAGAAGTTCAAGATAATCTACGATAATCAGATCAGGTTTGAAATTTTGGTGCAAGGATAGCTGCATCAATAATGCACGAATATGATTAACGTTAATAGTTCCAGTTGGATACTCTTTGATAATCAATCGTCCTTGAATCTTATCCTTTATGATTCCAAGACGTTCATGCAGCTTAAGTTGAGTTGCTGGTTCTTTTAGCTTTGAGTTCTTAAGTAGAGTAAGAACACTATCGAATCTGTTGCCAATCTTATCCTCAGACATTTCACAAGAAATGTAAAGAACGTTCTTTCCATCTAAGAGTGATCTTGCACCTTGATTTACAAGGAATATGCTTTTTCCTACTCCAGCGCAGGCAACTACAATGGCTAATTCCTTAGCGCAGAGTCCACCTTCCATGTTTTTGTTCATGGAGTCGAATAGGAGTCTAAATCTGTCCTCTGCCTTCTTTTGGTAGAGTCTATGGATACGATCATTTACATCAGTAAAGTAATCTTGCCCACAATCTACATTTCGATTTACCAAGAGAGCGTCCTTAACCAAGACTTCAATATCTGAAATCTTGTTCTCTTTGAGAAGAACAACACTCTTCTTAATAGCTTCCTTCATCTTGGACTTTCTAGCAAAGTCCTCTACAATATCAAGAATCAGTTCCTTGTTAGAGAATACATCCTTGTCGATTGTATTGATTATAAGAAGATCATCCTCATAATCATTATCATCTTTAACCCCATCAGGAGTTGTAAATTTGATAAACTCTACTAATTGAGGGTCCGTAGGAAGACTACGATACTTCTCATAGAAATCCTTTACTGCTGTAAAGATTCTTCCATAGGAAGGATAATCAAAATATTCGGGTTGTATTAGAGCTAGAATTTGAGTGAAGAACTCCATATCATGCTTAAGCAAGTATAGAGTTCCTCTTTGAACGTTTTCAGATAATTGATATGTCATTGAGGCTTTTTAACTTTGGTAATCTTGTCTCTGATTTCTTGAACTTTTCCACCAACTTTTTTCCAGGCGTCTATGGTTTCTTTCTTTTGTTGATCGTTGTTAACTCTTGCAATACCTTGTTTTATATGTTGTTTTACATCAGGAAGAACTTGCTTATAATGTTCGTATCCAGTTGCCATTCTTTGCTTAGAAGCTTCACAGGATTCCTTGTAGAAGTTTTCGGCCATGGATTTATCCATACCATTCTCCCGGATATTTCTATCTCTTCTTCTGGCACGATCCGTAACCCCTTTGACATCGGCTCCTGGCATTCGATCTGGGGTAAAATACTCTCTAGGTGCCTTTTTGTTCTTGCAATTCGGGCACTTGTAATAGTCCGGTGGATCCTTTCCATCAAGGTAAATGCTCTCTTCGAAAGCATGATCGCACTTGTCACATCGGAATTGATAGTAAGGCATTACAGTTTAATCCCATGGAAATCTTCTAAGTCTTTACTGGCCTCTTCACTAAACATTGCTTTCATTGGTCCTCGCGGAATGTTGGGTTCAGGAGTTTTATTCTCCTCAGGGCGATAATAAGACCACCCTCGATCCCAGTCATAATCCCAATGTGGTCTAAAGAGAAGGTATTCATCGTCCATGATTATTCCCCACAAGTCCCATCTAATCTACACACAGTCCCTTCTCCAACCTTAGTCTCAGAGTTGGTATTTAGTAGTGGATAGGCGTATTTCATAATGTTCTCAGGAGTATTTGGAATTGCCTTTAAAGGTTCTTCCCCCTTACTTCCAGCACGATATACAGTTATTCCCTTTAGATAAGGAGCAAACTTTAATCCCATTTCTGCTATCTCTTTATAGTTAGCATTCTCAGGAAGATTGATAGTCTTTGAAATTGCATTATCAATGTAACGTTGTATAGTAGCCTGAACTGCCATATGTTGCTCTGGCGTAATGTCATACGCTCCTACAATGTGTGAAGCATCCTTCTTATTTTCAAGGGCTTCCTTAAATAAGGGATCCAGCACTACAGTTTCTCTCCAAGTATTACCTTCTCTGTAACGTCTAAAATACATTGGAGCAAAGATTGGTTCGATCCCTGTTGATACGGAATGCACCATCGAAATCGTGCCTGTTGGGGCTGCCGTAAGCAAAACAGCGTTTC